CCTGGCAAGGCGGGCGGGGATGACTGCAATCGCCACTGCAACACCCCATTGGTGCCGCTGTCAGAGCGTTTGATCAAGGTCAGATTTGTGCACAGCATGACTTCTGCAACGTAGGTGTTGGTTTCGATGACGGCCCGCATGCGAAAGTAATTGCTGCCATTCTCACGCTTGAAGTCTGACGTGTTAACCCAGTTGGTTACGATCAGGGTGATCAGGAAAAGGTTGGTGTTCATTGGTAGCCTCCCGCCTCTTGTTCGAGCGTGGCAATCGTTCGCATCAACTCCATTGTGGTGCATGGATAATTACTGAGCATTTGCGACAACTCGACTCGGTGCGCGTTGGCGATGCGCTCCAGGTTGCATTCCTTGATTGGTCGATGAGCGCAGCCAGTTGAGGCAGTGAGGAGGAGTATGATTAGTTTGTTCATCGGTTGACGATCAGTCGGTTGGGTTCACTCCGTAAATTATGGAGGGGTTGAATTTACGGGAGCAGCCAAACGGTCTGCCGATCAGGGTTGAAATGGTTTGGCAGGTGCTGCACGGGCGCTCGCTCCATTGGTGAGGGTCGGCCTCTATCAGTTCTAGCGCGGTTTGGCACATTAAGCGAGCGGCAGCGCGTATTGTAGATTCAAGGACCTTCTCGCTTTCCAGCGACGGGGAGTGATTCTCGTTTGCCATAGGTCAGTCAGGTGGCGAGCGCGGTGCAGGCTATCTTTCTAACTTCCGTTAATCTCGCTCGCAAATCAACCAGACCAAACACTCGAAACGCTGCATCGTCGTTTCCGAGTTGGTCGCATTGCCTCAGAGCCTCAGCGAGTCGCTCACAGAACACACAGGAAAATTGTTCGCAGCCTTGCGCCACATGCTCATTGTCAACTGGTGGTGCTTTTGTGGGATCATGGCGTCCTGCGATCTTCTGACGTATTTCCTCAATGCCATTCCAGAGGTCTCGCCAGTCCTCAACCGTCCAGTCTTTAGCATCTATCGGGATTTTGGATTTCATCTCTTTGATCGTGCAAAATTGGTTGAATTGTTCCGATTCACTCATGAGTAGCAATTCTTTCTTAGAGGGGGTTGATTCTCGTTTGCCATAGGTTTAGTCAGTTGATAATAACGTAGGCGTCCAGCCATTCGAGCGGTGGATCGCCTTCAAAATTCACCCGGCCATCTATGGAAAGCGTGGCAATTTCAGGACACTGAAGGTCCTTGTTATCATCACAGGCGGGGCCGAGTATCGCCTCTCTCGTTGCTTTAGCGCGGTCCGCCAGATTGTCGAACACTCGGATGACGGGACTGCCTCCCGCTTCGGCGTGTTCAATTAGGACGTATTTCAGGGGGTGATTCTCGTTTGCCATAGGTCAGTCAGTCCTTTCCACCAGCCGCATGAAACTCGTTCCACCATGTATTCAATCGGCAGCTCAGGTTTCCCACTTCTCCATTGGTGATATCAATACTCTCGCGCAACGGGGCTAGAATTTTTACCGCTGATCGCAATTCAACGCGCCATGTCTCTAGGCGTTTTTCAGCGTCTTTTTTTCGGGCAATAAGTTCCTGCAACGTGTCACCGTTACGGCAGGCGAAAGTGTTTTTATTCGGGGGTTTATTCTCGTTTGCCATAATTAAAACGGAGGTGGCCCCGTTACAGTCGCTCTATTGTTATCGTTGCCCCCTCTTGACCGGGAGCGCACAGCTCGCTTTTTACTACCAGTTCCCGGAAGGAGGTCCAACAATCGTCGCACGGCAGTAACGTAGCAATCCGCGAGCGTGGACAAGCAGCCATCCGGATCTCGACGCCGATAGTCTGAAAAACGGAGCGTAATTGTGACTCGATAAGGGATATAGCCTTTTTCATCCACTCCATGTGCTCCGGCAGCGTGATCGGCCTGGCCATCGCTTTTAGGCCCCGCTTGCGATACCAGATCTCCCCTTTGTAGGCCATCACTGTGGCGCTCTTGCTGTCGATCCACGCAAACGCCCGCTTGCCCGTCTTGAAGGATGGGATCGGGCCGATGCCCTTTAGCTCGAGGATGATTGGGGGCATAGGGCACTCCGTCGATCCAAACAATTCCGCTTGTGTCTTTGTCATAGGGCATGGCTTAACCTGCGCCCATGGCCCTCAAGCCGGACTCATAGGCAGTTTTGAGCTTAATGAATTCCTCGTGCGTCCCGCCAGCGTCAGGGTGAAGCCTTTTCGAGAGCTGCCGGTAAGACTCCTGCAGTGTCGTGATGTTGATCTCGTTTGGGTCCCGAAAGCCGAACACCTTCCACCACTCCCGCACCTCCGGCGCAGTCGCCCCGGCCGGCAACTGCTTAAACCCGGTGAACATCGCCTTGATCATGTGCTTGGCTCCCCATCGTTCCATCCCGCGCATTGCCTCGACCGTCAACGCTATTGCCTGGATGTTGTGAGCGATTCTGTTCCAGCGGTCGCAAGGGATGGCCATTTGCGTATTGTCCCACTCGAAGTAGGCGCAAACGCCCGGATCTTTCGGGTTGTCCTGGCCGAGCGCGGCATTGCTCGAGAGCACGATGCTTTTCGCGCCCATGCGTGCGAGCTCGCGCTTGAGGTTATTGAGGGCGCCTTGAGTGTCCGTCTTGAAGCTGCCCGATTCCCTGCGGAACGGGTCAGTCTTTGGCCAGCCCGGAGGCCATGCTAGAGGATAGGCGGTCGGTGTTTGGATCGTGCTCATTGGGATGGTAGTTAGTTATGCGAAAACTGAGTTTCCGCCCGTTCCTGTAACCGTAAGGATAGAAGGCCACACCCAACGCCTTTACCAGCGTCAGATCGTTTTGCGGTACGTCGAGGACTACATAGAGGTGATCGCCTTTGTCCTCGTAAACGACCTTGATAAGCCGGTCGTAAATGAGATTCAGGAATTCACGTATCATCGTCGTGAGCTCTCCGCCGCCTTCCCATTGCCGGTTTGGCTGAAATGGTTTTCGCTCTGGCTCTGCCTCGCCGCGGAAACTCTCTCGAATCTCGACCTTGACCTCGATGCCAATTCGCCGGCCCATGCGCTCGGCTACCTGGCGGATCGCCATGATGGTTTTGCCCTGCTTACCGATCATGATTCTCAGGTCCTGGGTTTCGGGCTCGACTGTGACCTCGAGGAGGTTCGTCGCGAAACGCTCTTTGAAGTTGATCCTATCGGGAGTCGACGAGTAAGACCGGAACAGGGAGATAAGAACCTTCGTTATCGGGTGTTTTTCGTGCATTGCTGGCCGCGGTTTTAGTCGTTGTGCCGGCGGTAGTCAAGATGTTCCTGTTCGGGGACGTCCTCATCGCTGATTTTTGCCGTGGCTTCAAACCGCGTTACCGACTTCCAGAACGTCAGCCCGATTTTCCCCGTCGGTCCGTTCCTCTGCTTGGCCACATCCAGCGCAATGGGCACCACATTGCCGTCCACTTGATCCTCGCTCCCCTCTTTGCGCGATAATAGCATTACCGTGTCAGCGTCCTGCTCAAGACTGCCGCTTTCGCGGAGGTCTGCGAGCTGGGGCATCCCCTTACGGCCATCGATGCCACGCTTGAGTTGCGAAAGCGCGATCACGGGGATGCGCAGCTCCTTACAAAGTGCCTTTAGACCGGCGGAGATTTCCGAGACTTCGCGCTCCCGGTTATCAGGTCGCTTCCCGTTGATTGAGGCGCTCAGGAGCTGAATGTAATCCACAACAAGCAGCTTAATATCGTGCTGGATGACCATTCTCCGCGCTCGAGCTCGCAACTCCATAATGCTGAGCCCCGAGACGTCGTCTACAAACAGATGAGAAGCTGCGATCTTGCCGGCAGCTCCGGTGAGCTTGGGAAAATCGTTCTGCGCCATGAAGCCATCGCGGATGTTCCTTAGGCTGACTCGCGCTCGAGAGCAAAGCATCCTCAACACCAGCGAATCTACCGTCATTTCGAGCGAAAAGACTCCCACCGGAAGCTGCTGATCGATCGTAACGTGCTCGACAATGTTCATCGCGAGCGAGGTCTTTCCCATGCTCGGGCGAGCGGCCAAAATGTAGTACTCCCCTGGCACAAGCCCGCCGGTTAATTTGTCCAAGTCCTGAAAACCGGTCCCCAGTCCGATTAAGGCTCCGGCGCGCGTCAGAAACTCCTCAATCCTGTCCATTGATTCATGCACAACCTGCCGGATCGGCCTCAGTTGCTGTGCTGCCCCGATCTGGCGGACGTCCATGATATCGCGCTCGACCAAATCCAACGCATTGGACGTGTCCGGTTCGTCGTAGAGGCGCGATACCGCCTCGGTACAAGCCACGATCATTTTGCGCCGACGGTAGTGCTCGAGCATCACATCGAGAAACGTTTCCAATGCGTCCGCAGTTGGCGCCAGATCGGGAAGCTGCCCTATGTAACTCATCCCGCCGACCTGCTCGAGGAGCTGTTTGTCTTTCAGGTAATTCGCCAGGGTAACCACGTAGAGCTTTACCCCCGCGTTGACGAGTTCCTCCATAGCCATCCAGATCGACCGGTGCCGCATATCGAAGAAAGCCTCAGTCGCGTTCCTTCCCAATTTCTCGATCACCAGACTCACGCCCTCCGCCGATCTGGTTTCATCAATGAGAATGCAACCGAGGGCTGATTGCTCAGCCTCAATGCTGTGCGGGGGCAATCGATCGACGGCGGGGGCTTGCCGGCGCTGTCGCCTAAGATCCGGTTCACTCATTCAATGAAATGCGCCCGGAAAAGAAGCTCAATAAAAGCTGTCGCGCCCTGGACCGCCACAACTGCGTTGCCGGTGCACCTGAGCTGATCGATTCTGCCCTCGTCCAAAACCATGGCATGCCCATCAGCCAACACGCGAAAGCCGGGTTTAACCGCGGGCGAGAGCCCTTCGGAGCCTTGGAGGATTTCGGGCCATCGGGGGTCTTTTGGCCCTGGGGCGAAAATAAGAGAACAGCTTCCGTCAATGGTCGGGAGTTGCCGTAATCTTTTAGCGTCTCGCCGCTCCGGTAATCCCTGCTTTGGCACGTCGGCCAATTCTCCGTCTCCAGGCTGAGGGTCGTTTTGTTGCGCGCTGCCTTCCTTCCGCGGCCGCCCGCCTGCTCGCCGTCCATCGTGGTGACCGTCGTCCAGTTGGCTACCTGTGCCGGCAGCGCTGCCCCCGTGTTGCTCCGATCCTCCTTCGCAAAGTCCGGACCGCTCGCCCCGTCCCATCCCTTCGGGGTCGCCCATTGGCTGGCTTGGTCCTGCAGCGTGACCTGCATTTTGTTCCCCGTTTCGTGTTGAGCTCTCTCGACCGCCTCCTGGCTCCGCGTCCTGCTCCCGCCTGTCGGGGCATCCGGGGTCGCCCACTTCTCCGCCTGGCCGGTCAAGCTGTCCCGCTCCATTCCCTCTATCCCGTGATCCCGAGTGAATGCGCCCGCCTCGTGCGATCGAGGGGTTTGCCAATTCGCCGCCTCCTCCTGCAGTTGGCGTCCAGCCTTGCCGCATCCATGCTGATACCTGTTGTTTCCACCAGAGTCCATCCGGGCCGTTGCGGTAGGCCAACACAAAGACTCTCTCTCGCTCGTGTGACGCTTTAACGTCGTCCGCAAAGATAAAGACAGGCTCGACGATCTCGTAATCCAGTCGCGATAGTTCTCCTCCAAAAGCCATGAATGGATAATTGATTTTTCCTGTTCGCTTGTCCCTAAGCCCTCTAACCCAAGCTGGCACGTTTTCGAGGAGCACCAGGGCGGGGCAACACTCCTCGATGAGTCGAAGGCAATGCCTAGCAGGTCCTTCTCCGTCACCAAATGCTCGAGCATCTCGATTTCCCTCTCTGTTTCCGGCGCAACTGAAGGGGGTACAAGGGAGCGAAGCTGTAAAAATGTGAACCAGCCCGCGAATCTGAAGAAGTGAGAGGCCGGCAATATCGCCGATCCAAATAGGGTGTTCCTCCACGCTCTGTTCTTCCATCCGCGCCAAGTACACGGCGTTGGCGTAGCTTTCCCATTCCGCGCTACATAAGGTTTGTAATCCGGGAAAAACGAGCTTAACGGCTTCATCGAGCATCCCGATGCCGCGGCATATCGAGACGCAAGTCGGCGCGGGACTAACCACATTGACCCCCCTCGCGGAAACTTTTCCAGTCGCAAACCACCAGCATGCCGCTCTCGTTCATGCGCGAAACATTGGCCGGCCCGAGCATCGTCTCGAGCGACTCCTGATTACTGTTGCTGATAAGGATCGTTTCCTTCATCAGCCCATAGCGCTTGTTAATTAAATGGTCGAGCAGCCGGTCCTCCCACTGCGTCTCGGCGCGCTTCTCATACTCATCGATGATGAGCAGTATCGGCTTGGCGAAATTCGACAACACCATTTCCTCCGTGTCGGGGCTGTCCCTGTGGTAGCTCGCCTTGATCAGGAGAAAGAAGTCCATCGCTGTAACGTATCGGCACGGCCAACGGTGATTTTTGATAACGCTGTAAATCAGGTTTGCCCCGATCTGAGTTTTACCCACCCCGCTCTTTCCGATCAGCGCAATCAGGCTCCCGCGCCCGAGCCGGTCGTAGATATCCTGCCCTGCCTGCAGCCAGGGTCCGTCACCCTGGGCCGTCTTGAACCGCTCGCGGTACCTGAGCGGCAGTCTCGATTCTATTAATAGTTCCGTTTGTTTGGTGTCCATTGTCGCTTGCTCCATAGGTTGCTACTGCTCTGACTGTCAACGGCGATTGTGTGCTGCGGGTAAGCGCCTCCTGGCGCCTTGACTCCGCTGCGCCATTCCCGGCGCCGTTTTGTCTCTGACTCGGGAAAAATTTACCCCTCTCCCACGCCCTCACTGTCGCCCGCCAATCGAGTATCGGTTGCCCTCCATTTTTCCAGCCGTTCCCCTCGCACTTCCAATAAAACCAATCCGCGTCGGACTGCGGCAGCTTCAGACTTATACACAGATCCCTTATTTGTGTGAGGTCCCCGCGGTCTTTGCGCGGCTTTGGTGGAGGCTCGGGCTTGGGAGGGTCAGGTATAAGCGTCCCTTGGGTTTCCCCCTTACCCCCTTCCTTTTCAGTCTTAACTACAGGATCAGGTACTTCCTCACCCGTTTCCGGTGGAGGGGGGTCTGTGATTGGGAGCTGCCACACCCTGCATCCTCCGCCCACGGTCCCAACCTGCTTTATGAACTTCGAAGCCTCGAGCCGGCGCAACCCGATCCCCACCGTTTTTACATCTAGCTCAGCCGCTACTGCGATCGTGGTTTGAGACGGCCAGGCTTGGTGTTTAGCGTCCGTGTAGCTGGCCAGTATCGCCAGAATCAGCTTGTCGCTGCCTCTCCCAACTCTCTGGCTCAGCGCCCAAAGAGTCGCATCCGCCCGGTCGCTCATCGTTCAAAATCGGCTCGAGTGACCCGAAGGGAGAAAAAGGAAGGCGGGAGCCAACCAAACAACGGATCACCGAGCCTAAAATTCAAAGGTTCTTTTTACGGGCGCTCTCTCCAACGCCTGAAGTCCCGTAGACTGCTCTCTGGTTTGTATCCGCCGCACGGCCAAAGTGGAAGGAAAAGTTACCAAGAAAAAAATCGGGGTTATTGACAGGTTATTAACAAAGCAGTAGAAGCCCACCCATGTCATCAGCACATCCAGGGTTCAAATCGGTCCAGGCGGGTATCGCCAGGAGACAAGGCATCTCTCAAGCACGCGCTGGCGCAATACTGGCCTCGGCCACTCGTCGAGCCGGAGCTGCTGCGAGAAAAAGAAACCCCCGCCTGAACAGAGTCCGCGGGGGCAAACGTATGAGCGTCGGCGGGCTGGTTAGATACACGCCTCGCTCACTGCGCTACGCAAAGAGACGAGAGGTCACCTAAGCCTTATCATCTTCACTCTCGGCGGTCGCCGGTTCCTGCTCATTCTTCTTTTCCTCCTTGTGGACGCGGCAGCGGGCGCGCTCCACGGTCGCTTTCTCAACAAAGCAATCAAGCTGGATCTCTTTGCCGGTATCATCGTCGATCGTCTCGAAAATGTATTTTTTGCGGCCGTACCCGTTGCCTTTGAGCACGGCATTGAGCTTCTCGATCGCTTTTTCTTCCGCCTCGCGGAGCTGCTTTATCTGCTTCTGGATGCGACGGAGCGACAGCCCCGCATTTTCGATCTCGGGGTTTTCTTCGCCGGTGATTTCGCCGCCTAATTTTCGCTGCTGAGCCATTTGGATCCTTTCAGGTTATCGGATGAGCCCGTATTTGGTTAGTGTCCACTCCGTAGGAGAGGTTGTGCCAAAGCCGTTGACGACCCCCGGGCCGGCATCGTCCCAACTTGGCCAAGCGTTTTCCTTTAGGCATTGGCAATAGCGCTTGAGCGCCATCACATACTTGATCCGACCGATCGCGACGAAGTTATCGCCTACGGTCCGGCGGGCCTGCTGGAAAGGAAACTCATTTTCCTGAATGACGTGATGAAAAACCCATCTCTCTTGCGGCCGGGATGCGGTGTAGATATCAATGCTCATTGCCGCCTGGGCGTCGTAGTTCTGCCGGTCGATCACCTTCTGCCACTCATCCGGGCTCGCGTTGCGGGCCGTCTTGAAGTCGGCCAGGCTGTTTGAAAACTGGCCTTTTATCGACGGGACAATGTCGATCAGGCACTTGAGCGGGACCGCTATCTTTGTCTCGCGGTCGACGTAGGTCGCAATGCACATGACCTGATATTGCGCATCGGCTGTGAGCGCGCCGATCCAGGCGTCCTCCTTGAGGATTTTAAGGGCCTGGCGCGCGTCCTCGTAATCCGCCCGCCTGACAATCTGTTTGCCGGCTTTCCTGGCCTCCTTCGTCCACTCCTTCGCCTCTTTGCACAGCGGTTGCCAGGGGACTAAGTCGCCGTCTCGGGCCTCGCCCTCTTTCACGATCGACATTGTCTTTGTCGCCGTGACCGTCTCAGGCTGAACCGCAAAGTTTCCGTCAAACCGGCCCGAGGGGCACGTAAAGAGAGCGTCCATCAGCGTGCCCCATTCGGTCGCGTCGGTATCTTTGAACACGTAGCCGCGGTACCACCGTTGCGGATTTGAGTCGAACAGCATGAGCTCGCTCCGGCTCATCACAAAGTTTGGGTCGCCCCGCTTTATGGCGGGGTCCTGGCGGAGGTAAATCTCGGTCGGGACGTCGGTCCCAATGATTTTACCGTCCTCGAGTTTTACCGGATCAAAAAAGTCTGAGGCATTCATGGGATTTGTTTGAGTGCTTTGTATGCTCTGAGTGTTCCGGCGCAGAAACCAACAGCAAAGGCCGCTCTATGCGTGTCTTGGATCTCATCCCTTAAAGCAGCCACAATCTCAGGGCTGTCCCCAGGATGCGTTGTGAATTCTACCCATGCCGCCTCGATTTCCGCCGCGAGCTCCGGCGGGACCTTTTGGGGGCGGGCATTGGCCGAGAGGCTGCGAAAGTATGACTCCATCATGAGGCTCCTTGCAGGTCGGCAATCCCAATGGTTTTTGCGGTTTCGAAAGTTCCACCATCGCAAAAGTGAGTCGTAAATAGCGAGTCATCAGCCCTCGGTGAGTTTTCGAATACCGTGAGCTTTATCAGCGCTTTTACCATTGCACCCCGATCAATGTCCTCGCCCTCGTAAAAGATCTTCTCACACCGCCGGCACTTGTATCGCAGTCTCATATCAGCTCGGTTTGTTTGGCGCTCACCTTCCCTTGCTCCACGACAAACACCCCGACCTCAGCCGGCGCTTTTGCCGGCGCCTCCCCTACAATGGTCGCCAGGATCGTCTTGTGCTCCTCCTTGGCCCGATCGACAAACTCGAAAATCGATTTACCCATACTCTCCGCCCGGTCGATCAGTGATATCCCGAAGCCCTCGGGATACATCGCGCTCAGCCGCTCGCTCAACCGCATGATCTGGCTCGTGCTCAGCATGCCGGCGCTCGTCCCTTCAAAGGTGAATTCTCCCTCCTCGTTGAACGAGAGCCCGTCGATCGTGCTCGCGCACTTTGCCAGTCTGGTAACCCGCTCCTTTTTGATATCGCGCTGGCGGGCCTCGAGCATCCGGACTTTCATGTCCTTCTTCTCTTTGTCCGCGGCCTTGACCTTATTCTCCTCGTAACGCTGCCGGCGCACCTCGTTCCCTGACGCCTCCATGAGCTGTTTTTCCAAAGCCTGGATCTCCGGAGTCGTACCGACCCACGACATAACAGCCTCGCGCGTCTTTACCAAACCCTCGGGTATCGGGGGCTTGGGTTTGAATGTGATCATCGGGTTTGCGCGCAGGACCCCCTCCTCCTCATCCAGCTTGCGCGAGAGCTCCGCTATCTGCGCCTTTATCCGCGCAACCTCAGCCTTTGCCGAGTTGTGACGGGTGTTCTGCTCACGCGACTGCTCATTTACCAGATCCACCTCTTTGCATTCGTCGTTGTAGATCGACTCATACTCTTTGAGTGACGCCTGCAGCTTGCGCAGCCCGTCGGCATGCGCTTCCTGAGCCTCGGTCAACTTCGCCCGGAGCTCGAGCGCGTTGCTCTCAGGGACAGGTGTCAAATCAATCACCCCATACGCTTTAACCTCCGCCCGGAGCTGCTCGGCTTCGCGCTGCGCATTGAATGCCTCAGTGTCGAGGTCCTTGGTGTCCACGGGGAACGTGTCCACAAAATACTGTTTGCGCTGAGCCTCCGTCATCTTTTTCAGATACTCGTGGTCCACCACAAACGGATTAACCAGGCGCGCGAGCTCCGATGCCGGCCGATCTACCGGCCTGCCGTCCCGGATAAACGTCGTTTCCCGGGCCTGAGTCTTGCCCTTGTTTTTGCCG